CGAGCGATCTACAACCTTAATGACACCGGCATCGAGATGGACGAAGCCATTCGTCTGATCGATGAGTGGCTGGAAAACAACTGAGGTTAAATCGTTCGCTCAGGTTGTCGGATGATCTCTCTCCATCCGACAACCATCATTTTTATAAAATAAGAACATTCGCATCACCTCATAAAAGTAAAATTTTATCAACCTTGTTGTGCATCATTATTTATATACCTATCACCACAATCACCTTGTTATCAACAATTTTCATGTGCCAATATCATAAAGTTATTCTCAACAAGGGACCTAACCCTATAAATAGGGGCTTCAACATTTTAAATAAGGCTATTGCTCCGGTAACCAGAGGTGATAAGAAGGCAAATGCTCCTACTAAACTTGCTATAGATACAATCGTAACGCCAACTGCTGGATGGAGCTGCATAAAATAGTTAACGAGTTTGAGAATTCCGGTTACTATCCCTAGAATAACTGGTGCTACAGGAGCCATTGCTATTACTAAATTTGTTAGAAGAGTAATGATTTCTTTTATACTGGTTAATAACATAGGCGCATTTGCTTGCACATAAGCAATAAAATCTTTAAATGCTTGAGATTTCGAAAGTCCAGCCGTCCAATCTGCAAAACGTTGGGTTAGTCCTACTAAGCCATTCTGCATATCAGAAGAAACTGGACCAAAAGCCATCATGATATTGGCTAATCCTTCAAGGATATTCCCTGCCATGATCCCAAAGTTGGTGATTGCTGGTCCAGCATTCGCCCCCAAGCAATCCAGCACTTATTGACCGATCCCAAACCGATTGCATATCCTCCTGTAAGGCTTCAATCTCATCCCGATCATAGTCCAAATAGAGGTTGTCACCAAACAGAGGTGTAAGCCACCTGTTTAGATCATCCCTTAGCCAATCCATAAGAGGTAAGATAGTTTCTGTATAGAATGCTTGTCGTGCCTCTCGATAATTAGAGTATGTTTTGTTCGAGCTATCTCCGATGAGTTCTGGCGGTACACCGAAAGCAATAGCAATTTCTCTTGATGATAGCTTTTGCCCCTCTAACCATGACATATCCACGGGAGAAAGCGACATCTCTTTCCAATCAAGTCCACCTTCTAGCAACATTGGCTTTCCTGCGTTCTTAGCTCCTCCGTATTTCGTATTCAATTGGTTTTCCGTACGATAAAATTGTTCATCTGATAAATTCCCTGGTGTAATCAAAGCACCCGAAGGACGTGCACCGTTCTGTAATAGTGCTACACTCCACGCTTTCGCCTCGTTATTCTGGTCTATTGTTCGTGCTGCCTCTTCAATAGGTGACATTCCATACCAGTCATCGAGCGGATGAAAGGTTTTCAGATGTAAGATAGATTCATTTGATAGAGTTGTTTTCATCCCATTAGCTGTGTATTCGTATCCTGCGATGGGCTGCGTAATGTTCCCTACTACAACAACCATTCGATCAGGACGAAGGGTATAAAGCTCTTTTGGTGGTCCGTTATTTGGTCCCACTCTTTCAATATAACTGTTCCCTGATAATTGGAGATAAGCAATAACATTTTCTATGAATTTCGCCTGTCCCATGATAGGGTTTGGATTAGCAAGCAGATCAATCAAAGGGTGTTTTTCTATCTCTTTGAGCTTCCTGTTTTTCTGATAGAGTAACCAAGGAATACCAGCACAAGCCATTGCTATTGCGTTCACACACCGATATACATAGACGTTCTTTGTATATCCTTCGTCTGCTAGTTTGTCATATCTGGTATCAGTCCATTGTGGTTGCCCTTGGTTAATGGTAATTATTCCCGTTGCACGGCTCTGTTTAGTAAAAAAGTTTCTGATCCGATCAAACAAGTTATCACCTCCTTGATTATGTTATTATTAAATGATCCCAAAACAGCTCTTCCTACAGAAAGGCTCTACCCAATGGTCAGCAAGAAAAACTATAAGTGCAACACTGCTTATTTTAAAAATTCTAATGCAGGTAATGTCCGAGCTACACAGTGGATTAAAGTGAACAATACAAACACAGGACAGCTTGAAGCGCCTTATGTTCAAGTTAGGTTGTCTATGGTGAAATGCACTTGACCATCTCCATCCTTAAAGACCATCACAGCCTTCCTGTACACACATTCCCTGTCGAAGTAATCAATGGAAAATTTCTCTATCAGGATGTTTCTGTGGTCAGGCGTTCCGACAGCGAATGGCTGGTAGTTTCACAGGGTGTTACTAACAAATTGACCATTGTTAAGAGTCCGAAGGGAGATCGCCTACAGATGGATTATGTTTCTGGCAAGTTCCAGTCAAAATCACATCTGACGAAGACCTCTGAAGGCCAAGTAATTATTGATACAATTCTTCAGAACGGAAGGTAGATCTGCTGTAGTGGGAGGACTCATCCGCAATAAATACGGATGAGTCCTCAAATTGTTTTAATATTGTAATTGCTGCTATTATAAAAATCTTAACCGTGGTTCTGTTTTTAATCCTCTGAACGGCTCTATGGAATATCTTAATGCTGCCATTGCATCGTCAAACACTTCAACAGGCTCATCGATATATTCATTCGTTTGTGTGTTCTTTTTCCATTTCCATTGCTGGATCTCTTTGATGGTGTTCATACAGGAAGGATGGATGTGTATCCTCATCTTTTTTAGGATATCAATTTGAGCTTTCACGCTACCAGGATTCTTATGAACAGGAGCCGCATTGTATCCAGCTTTTTGCCACATTCGTATACGATCAGGTTCCGCGCTATCACAATACATGGTCAATTGCTTGCTCAATCCCTGCCTATCAGCTAACTGAATGATTTCGTTTGTATCCATCTCGTTTACATAGATTTCATTACACACAAATAACTCCCCATCTTTAAAACCGACAGTAAGTATGGCATTTGAGTGGTTGAATCCGAAGTCTTGAGCATGAACCATAGAATCAAACCGCTCATAACTAGTATCAAAGTCCTGAACAATGTAATTAGAGAGAATCAAGCCGCCTAATTCTCCCCAGTTTCCAAGCCCATATACTTGATATCCATCGGGATCTTGTTCTTTTCTCAGCATCATACGGCGATGGTACGCATCATCTATAAAGCGATTTTCTAAGTAAGTGGAATGGTGGGTAAACATATCCTCGTTTGGTGCATCAAAATATTTTTTCTTAATCCAGTGGGATGCACTGACAGGGTTAAAGGTAAACGTCATTTGATAATAAAGATTCTTATTGGAAAGCTGACCCCGTAAACGGTCATCCAAGATATCAATATCAGCTTCCTGTAGCTCTGTCGCCTCTTCGACCCATATCCAAGTTAATTTCCCATGCTGAAAGTTGATAGACTTTACTTTCTCCCGTTCCTTCTCATCTTTCATACCACGAAAGATAACTCCATTATTAGTAAGCTTACATTTTAACTCCATTGGTGTTTGTTTGATGCTCCAATACTTTTCCCAATCAACCCCGAATATACGATAAATAGCGGCTGTCAGCTCGGCATAGGTGGAATGTTTACTGGTTACATCTGCTTTACGAACGACAAGAAGGTTAGCCCCTTTGTATTTCGTATCTGATAATTTTAGGATGAAATCTTGTGCAACGTTCACTGATTTTCCTGATCCAGCAGAACCTTTTAACGATCGATATCGTTTCTTGGTTGCATTGGCTACTTTGAAATGACGATTAAATGGAACTCTGATATTAATCATCTTCGTCATCTCCATAATCCACTTGAATGTTCAATTCAACATCACCGCTGTGTTCAACCTCTTGTTTATCTTTCCATGCTTTGCGTTTTCTGTTCTTTAGCCAATAAATAATTGCTGTTGTATTGGGATGTTCGTATTTTTCAACGTCTACCACTTTACCTTTATTTGTAACAGTTTGTTCGTAATATTTATAACCTAGTGCTCGTTTATATAATGCGTTTTCTACATGGCGATCTGCAATTTCCTTGTTCTCTTTTAAGGCCTGAAAAATCTGCCCATGGGCTTGCTTCCATTTATAAAGAGTCCTTACGTTAATCCCCATGTTATAGGCTATTTGCTCATCTGTAAGACCATCACGCGCCCATCCTTCTATCAGCAGCAAACCTTCCTCTGTTATCCACTCCTGATATTTACCTTTTGCCACATCCTCACCACCTCCAGAGCATAAAAAATACCACCTCATGAGAAGTGGTTTAACTTACTTTGCGGTCTATGGTAGGAACCCTGTCATAGGGAATCCGAGATAAGTCCAAAAGCGGCACGATAGATGCATATAATTTTCCAGTGTGTCCCCTCAATGTGTGAATCGGTGCCTTAGCGTGTAGGTAATCTGATATATATTGCGCCTAAATATGTCTTAATTTAAAAAATAAATATAGGACAGAATATATAAAATATTATTCATTTATAGTATAATAGATATACACGGGATGGGCGATCCTGTCCCAAGAGAGAAAGGAAAGAAATGGCTCTTCCGAAGAA